GCGTTGTTACCCCGCCAGAGGGCTTCGAGAGCAAATTCGGCGTTAAAGCTCCCGCCGCCAAGGTAAACGCCGCCGCCGGCGCGCAGAAAAAAGGCCCCGCCAAGCTCGATCGGCCCAAGGGCGAGACCTGGTTTATGCGTACGACAATCTGCGCCAACCCCGCTACAACGCTCGAGGAGATGAAGGCGAAGTTCCCCAACGCCAAGGCCGCGACGGTTTCCACCATCCGCTCTGACGTACTCGCAACGCTCAACGCCGCCAGGGAAGTGGGCTGGGCCGCTCCGAAAGCAGCGTAAGCAACGCAGCATCACTAAAACAAGGGGGCTTCGGCCCCCTTTCTTTTTGTCCGCGGTATATTAAGCATGCCCCCTCACTCCTGGAGATGTAACCATGGCTTTACCGACGCGCGAGGACGCTCTGAGCGCTGTTCGCACCCTACTCGTATATATCGGGGAGAACCCTGACCGCGAAGGCCTATGGGATACCCCAGAGCGCGTGATCAAGGCATGGGAGGAAACATGGGGTGCGGGGTATCGCTACCCCCAGGGGGAAACCCCGCTCCGCATGTTTGACGCTAACGATGGGTTGCGCTACAATCAGATGGTCGTCGTAAAAGACATCACGCTCTACTCCCACTGCGAGCATCATATGACGCCGTTCTTCGGATCAGCGCATATCGCATATGTACCGGGTAAGGCCGGCCTGGTGGGGCTCAGCAAGCTGGCGCGCGTCGTCGATATCTTCGCACGCCGATTGCAAACGCAAGAGCGCATCACAACGCAGATCGCCGATTGCTTGAGTATGGAGCTATCCGAGCACATCGGCGTGCTGATCGAGGCGCAACACATGTGCATGATATCGAGGGGCGTGCAGCAACCCCATTCCACAACCATCACAACAGCACTCAGGGGTGACTTCTTTCATGATCAAGCTACGCGGGCGGAATTCCTCCAAGCCGTTAGAGGCAACGGAAACAAAGGTTAAGATCATCATCGATAGCGGTGCCTACAGTGCCTGGCGTCTTGGTAAACAGATCAACCTGGATGCGTACTGCAGCTATATCGAAGCCAACCTCGATTGGATCAGCGCTTACATATCGCTCGATGTGATCAATCCCAACGATACCGAGCAAGCAGCGCGCGATAGTTTCGCCAACCTCCAATACATGCGCAAGCGCGGCCTCGAGCCCATGGCTGTCTATCATGCCGGCGAAGACATCAGTTGGTTGAAGCGCATGCTCGATATCGGTTGCGACTACATCGGCATCGCTGCTAGCTCGTTGACATCCCGTACGGCTATCGATGATTGGTATTCCTACGTGTTCAGCCATCTCGTGAACAAAGATGGGCTACCCATTGTTAAGACGCACGCCCTTGGCGAGGGACGCGTTGATAGCTTGCGCCGCTTTCCCTGGTACTCAGCCGATTCAACAAGCTGGATCTACTCAGCGCAGCGTGGCGGCATCGCGACCATGCCAAATGGCGAGCGGATCGGCATGCGGCATGATGGCAACAGCCCACAATCAGCCCCGGACCTCGATAGCCTCGAGGCATCCGATCGGATCAGGTTCGACGATATCTTAGCTGAAGTTGGCATCAGTAAAGATGTATTTGAACAAAGAGATAACCCAGCGATGGTGCTGCGCAGCTATCTCACAGCGATCTTTTATCAGCGTTGCCAGACCGAAATCAGATCTATGCAGCCAATCAAGTTTCATCCGCATGGCTTCTTGCATCGGGGCTACTCAACAAAAGATGCGATACCATTAACGCCGTTTGATCTGTATCTCGTTTGCGGAACGAATAACACGACCTTCCCGATCTTGGCTAAGCTGGGGCATAAGTCGATCCTCGCTTCGTATTTCTATATCGACAACAATGATAGCGTGACGGAAAAGTCATCGGGGTTCAAGTTCAAGCGCTTGCGCGAGTTCGTGAACGATCCGGTTAAGACTGTGCAATCCGTTGAGACCTGGTTGAAATACCTAAATGTCCTGGAGACCCATATACATGCTAGCAAGTAAATTAAACGCGATCCTCTCCCCCTTTGCTCAGCTTGCAAACAAGCACGCGCTCAGCAACGTGTACCGCGCCTTGCATATCACTCCAAAACTGATCCAAGGTTGTGCGCCATGGGGCATCCTCGAGGCATCGGCGCAGATCGGAGTTCAGGAAGAGTTCTGGATCGATGCAGCCAACTTTATAGCGGTATGCAAGAGCTTGCCCGAGGAGGAAGTTGAACTAGAGATCAAGGGCGGCGGCCTCGCTTGGTCATGCGGTCTCGCTGATGGCAAGCTCGCATTGCTGGGTGACCTCACATTCCCTGAAATAGATTGGTCTCCGCTCAAACAAAAACTTTGGGAGCCGCCCAGCACATTTGTTGAAGCGCTGCAACTTGGCTCGCTCAGCTGTGGGCCCAATAGCATGGCGTCAGCGGGCGTTTATGGCGTTGTGATCGATAACCGCAACGATGATATCAGCGTTTATTCATCGGATAACGTAACCGTCGCCAGTGCCACGGGCAGCGAGGGTAATCCGCTGTTCCCTGACATGGTCACGCTCTCGCCTGACGCATTGGCTATGTTCATATCGGTACTCAAGACAAGGGCGGTCAAGCCAGCGAAAGTTGACCTAGCCGAAAAGACGATTTACAGCCAGGCTGGGGCCTTTAAGCTCATGCTGAGACCAGCACCCGCTCTAAAGCATGATCTGCGTGCGCTGAGCGCTGCCTACGCCTCGCGCGACGTGGTTGCGGACATCCCGCGTGAGCGCATAGGGGCTTTCATCAAGCGGGCCTCAGCCCTGGCTGAAACGCGTCAGCATACCTATGTTATCTTGCGCGTCGCTGAAGGTGCGCTGTCGCTTTCATTTGCCGAGGGCGCCGCTGCTTCAGACGAATACTATATGGTGGATGGATTAGAGATCGGTTCAGACCTACCCGATATCAAGTTGGATGCCATGCGAGTGGCGCGCGTACTCGCGCATGCCGAAAAGGTCGTGCTTGATCATATCGAGCGCGGCGTCTTGATTTTCTACGGTGAGGATCCCAGCTTCAGCTACATGATCTGCGGATCGCAATCGAAAGGTTAAATCAAATGGGTTTCTTCCATCCAGATGAACCGCCGGTTAAGGTTGCAGCCGCGACTAACAAGCGCAAAGCACCTTTTGACTTGACGAATGCCCCTCGGGGCTGCGATAGCTGCTCGCTGAGGGCAAACTGGAATTGGATAAATTCGCCCCAGATGCCAATTTCAGGTAATACCATTGACGCCGACATTCTAGCATTAGGAGAAGCCCCCGGTGAAGAAGAGGACAAAGATGGCTCAGCTTTTGTTGGCGAGAGCGGAAGAATGTTACGACGTTGTATACCTGGTCGTGATCTTGCTCGTGTCTGTTTTCAGAATACCGTTCGTTGTCATCCGCGAAATAATGCGACACCCACTGCGCAAGATCAACACGCCTGTTCGCTATTTCTTGAAGAGGATCTTGAAACTTTCCCTTCTATAAAAGCGATACTCGGCATTGGATCGGTGCCTTTATCTCGCTTTTATCCAGGGCAATCGATCACGCGCATTCACGGCACTAAATTTGTCGTTTCAATCGCGGGGCGCGCATATTGGTATTACCCTGTCTTGCATCCCTCCTATATATTACACACGGGCGGAAAACGCGGTGGGGATAGCTCAGCCGCTTATCCGGTACTTCAATCGGACATCAAATCGTTCTTCAATAACGTTGACAAATGGGGCGAACCAAAGGTCTGGTCACCCAAAACTGAAGACGTCTTGTTGCCCCAAAGTGCTGAGGAAGCACGAGCCCTGCTCTATAAAATGAAGGGACCTCGTGCGATTGATATTGAAACAACTGGTCTTGAACCATATAAACCCGATATGCACATCCTGACCGCTGCGATCTCAGATGGTAACGTAACGTTTGCATTCCCTGTTGAACATCCAGAATCGTCGATGGATTGGGGCTTGCGCTTTCTCCTTGAATGTGCAGCGGGGCATCCATGGATCGCGCATAATGCATCGTTTGAACTACTTTGGTTTTTGTTCATGGCGCAACGCGAAGGTTTAACCACCTGGGAACCCGCGCCATTTGAAGATTCCATGGCGCTCGGGCGACTTTATCATGAGCGTGAATCGATCCTGAGCCTCGAGATGATGTCACGCATTCATCTCGGTATCGATTTCAAATCTATCGTCAGGGTTAATCGCGCCAATATGCTCGCTGAGCGATTGAGTGATGTGCTACCTTACAACGGACTTGACGCGCTCGCATCTCGCTTGCTTTATGATCTACTGCGTAAACAAGTTAACGAGGACAACTATAAACGCTTCATCGCGAGCGTGCATAGCACAGCACGCATGGAACTCTATGGACTGCCAATCGATCTGCGGGTTAATGCCGCGTTGAAAGCTAATTGGCAAGCACAGCGCGAAGCTGCTATGCGCGCCGCGACCAAGCTTTATGAAGTTAAACAATTTGAACAGATCAAACAAATCGAGTTCAACATCGCATCAAGCGACCACATCGGCACAGCACTTGTTGAGTTTGGTCGGATCGACCTACCCAAGACAAATCGCAAGGGCGATGATGGCTTACGCGTTGAGGGATCCCGCTACAGTACCGATGATCAGATCCTAGCTCCGCTTGCCCCAACAAATCCTTTGATCAGAGCGGTTCTCGACTTTCGCGAAAGCAGCA